GCCCATTTACAATGTCCCCACCCCTAGCGAACCCCTCCCGCTGCTGGATGGCGTGCTGGAGTTCGTGGAGGGTGGTGGATTTGGCTTGCGCTGAATCTGGAGCCATTACTGTTATTCCGTCCAACTGATCGTAATATGCGCCCTTAAAACTTGGGTCATCTTTATTCACAATCTTTAGACTTGGCGCATTTGGATATGCACGCTGTAAGTCTCTATGATTTATTACGTCATAAGCGTCTTGTGACGATGATTTCCCGCCAGCAGCAGGGAAGTCTACTTTCGCCGCACTATCATCAATCTCAAATCTAGGCTTGCCATCTGCAAAGGCAAAAGTCCATTTTGTCTTTGCATGAATTTGCTCATCAGGAACTCCGGCTGCTTTCATGTCTTTAGCTACTTTTAACGCTCCCTTATCGGCTGTTTTAGCTCCTTCACCCGCAAACATACGCGTTCTAGGATCAAGCGCAGCCCTACCGATACCAGTACCCGTCTCGATCTGTCTAGCGCCTTCTCTCAGTGCAGCCTTACCTAGATTTTTAGCCGCTGGCATCATTGCACCAGTGACTCCAGTAAGGTCAACCACTTCTGGCCTTAGCGTTGTAGTCTGTCCTCTGCCTGTAGTTATGCGCCCACCGTAGCTTAGATCGTCTAGCAGTCTGTTAACATTCCTCAGCGGAAGCAGATCACCACCACGCATACCTCCAAATAAGGGGTCGCGCTCAGGTACTACATATCTATCGGCTTGATCTGATAAATAGCCAGCAGCGTCAGCAACAGCGCCAAGAAACCTATTACGAGGCTGTTTAGTTACTGAGTCTTGCCTAGCTAAGGCTTTGGCTAGTTGCTTAGGACTAGGCATAGGTCATTTAGGCATTGGTGTGTACGATTCTGGGATTTGCCAGAACGGAGATTGACCCTTAGAGATTCTATCCTTAGCATGAGCTAGAGACTTGTCATACACTGAGTTAGGTAGCGGCGATCCAGTTGTAGATGATCTCATTACATGACCAAGCTCCTCTTTGGTTAGTGTAGGAACTATTGACGGCATCTCAACATTCTTACCGTCAATATTCTGGCTAACACTATATTCAGTAGCGTAGTCACCGTTGCTCAGTGGTATACGGCCAAAGAACCCTTCAGCTTTAGGCTGATCTGGGTTATCAAATCTAGGCCCATGACCAAAGTCTACCGTTCCCGGCGCGTACTTGATTAGACCAGCAGCTAGTTGCTTAGGACTTGGCATTATGCTGAGAATATACCTACAGCCATGACCTCAACACCCGCTCCTGTCGTTACTTTCCATGCACCAGTAGTAGATGCAGCGTTGATCTCGATATTGTAGACATTGATACCTGTGCCGCATGATGCAGGAAGAATGGTATGGCTCAATATGCCTACGCCTGTTCCATCTACCAGAACTACATTGCCTGTAGCAGCGGTGCTGACTGTACATATTAGTCTGTGGATGTAGTCACCGATTGCGCCTGTGCCGCCTAAGACTTGTGCTGTTTGACTGACTGCAACGTGTTCGGATTGGTATCTAAATGGTGATTGTATGCTCATATTCTGCCTCTCTTAGGTTGATTTGCTTGCGCCCACACATCGTTAAGTGTTGCTGTGTTTTGCTCTCCTACCATCAGCGGTTTAGCTGCATCAGGTTGTCTGACTCGCGGCTCTGACCGCCAAGCTATTGATAACATTCGGAAAGCGTCTGCCGGATGACTGCACCAGTCATGTCGTGGTGTCTGCCGAAACGCCTTCTTGTCCTCATCATACTCTCGTTGGTACTGACGTAAAGCCTCGATACCTTCACTGCACTTGTCTGCATCAAACCAGCACTGCGGCAAGACTTTACGAACAGCCTGTATACCGTCCTGTACTGACAGATCAGGCACGATAGCTAGGCTATTGATGCCAAAGTGTACCGCCAATTGCTCAATTACTGACTTACCAGCAGCCGCCAGAGTCTTAGCTCGTGCATCATGAGGTAAATAGTGCTTACCGAAATTATACGGCCTTGACAGGATATTTGCAGCAATTTCATCAATATTTGCACCAGAAACGGCGTAATAATCAATTATATGTACTTCATCTCTGATTACCTGATAGAACCAGACCGCCGTATCATCCCTATAACCAAGATCGAATGCAGTGTGGACAGGCACGTTATTGTCGTAATTGACTTTGGTGACGCGCCCTTGCTCCGTAGCCTCACGCATCTCGGTGCCGTAGAACGCGCCAAGTATCGCAGCCTCGAATGAGCATTCGTACTCTTGCATATACTGGTCTGGTGACAGTTGTGCTTTGGCAGCCGACAGCTCACCCTCTGGCAATAGCTTGCTGACCGATGCAGGTAGCTCCAAGCAAAACCACTCGCTAGGTATTCTCTGAGCTGTGCTATAGATGTCCCAGAACTGGTTTTTGCCCTTCGGAGTGCCGCTAAAGACGCACCAGCCTTGCTTGTCACTGAGTGCTGGACGCAGAATTGATCCCCAGACGCTTGGCTTGAAATCTGCATATTCGTCCAGAAAAAGGCCATCAAATCCCAAACCTCTCATGGCATCAGCGTTATCGGCCCCAAATAGCCTTATCCTAGCTCCATTGACTAGATCAACGTACAAATCAGACTCATTGACTGATGCGAGTATTGGTCTAGCGTAATGCTTGAGGTATTCCCATGCCACTGACTTAGCCTGACTGCGGTATGGAGCTATGTAGGCAAATAACGGCATAGCAGACGCACAGACAGCGGCAGCACGAATCAGCTCGTTCACAGCTGCGACTGTCTTACCTGCGCGCCTGTGGGCCACTAGGCAGGCCCAGCGTTCCGTCCTCTCATGGAACGGCATGAACGCCCGTCTTGGCTCGTAATCAAGCTCTATTTCGTTGGTTTCCACTTAATCACCATCTGAACTGGCCCTTCATCCTTACCAGTGAGTTCTGTGCGGCTCAATTTTGGTACATGGTACTCGATCATGTCGGTGTAACACTGGAATGCTACCAGAGGGCCTTTGGTCTCAGCGATCAGGTCTAGCCATTCCTGCACTCGATGAGCATTACCATCAACAAACCGGGCAATAGCCTCTCTAGCGTTGGCTGTGGACTTGTTAACCAATCCTTTTGGCCTACCCGGGCCAGCCTTTCTACCAGTTTTACTTGGTTTTTTAATGACCATCATATATCTCGCTTATTTTTGCTTAAATTTTAATCGACACGGCAAGCATACACCGTGAATCAACTTGCTACTATAGCGACCGCAAAGATCGCAATCTCCTGATTTTACAGGATGATTAATGTGCAGTGCGTATTTCATTGAGTCTAATAGCTGGGAGTTTAGCTGCTTCTATCACATCGCCCAAGTATTTTATAGCGTCTAATCTTGTCATACCTTGAATGGTAGCTGGAAAGCTGCTGACTGGCACTCCATTGGAATCACATACAATCTCGTGCATTGCGTAGCCTGCGTGTGTTCGCACCATTCTAATCATAATCTGCTCTTGTGCTGATAGGCCCAGACTTGGCTAGGCCCAGCACCCTCATTGTCTATCTTGATTCGATCTACCGAACCCTGCCGATATAGGTAGGCAACTGCCATGCTAATCTCCGCAGAGGTTAAGTCAAGTATTTTTTTGATTTGCGACAGGGTGATAAGCCCTTGAGTGTTTGAGATTAGTAGTCGAATACTCGAGACCGCCTTAGCCATTTGCCACCACCGCAATAAGAGTAACCAACCCACCAACGGTAGCAACTACCACAACCTTGACCCACAAAAGGAAAGCCCTATCGTCATCTTGCCATGTAGACGACCTGTAGCCTCCTACAAGCCCTCGGGGTGCATTTAGGTAGGGTAGGTATCCATCGTGAGACTTATTGCGTTCTACGCCCTCTCTGAGCGTTCTAGGGCTAGTATCGTAGTTAGAGTTCATTAGAAGTCACCTCTGTTTAATGGTTCTGCCTGTCCATGACGCGGATCGTCTAAATACTGATCCAACTCCACCTCGTCCAAGCCCTGATTCTGTTCTTGCTCTCGGCTGTGGTACAAGGCTTCCTCATACTCCCTGACGATTGCCGTGTAGGAGTCCAGCAGATTCCTTTTGGTTTCATTGTCTGCTCGGGAAAAGCTAATGACCAACCTAGCTGCTCCAACTTGAAACGCTGTAATTTCGATAAAATCCATTTTATGCTCCTAGCAAGATTGAGAGAGGTACGAAGTGAAGGCAATCGCCATCACCACAATAATTATTACGAGCCAAGGTGTA